TTATTTTTTATTTTGCCCTTCTCTCCGCCTAGCACCATTGGCGGCTATCACTATCAGCAACACGCCAGCGACAATTAATGCAGTGGGTATACTGATCAGCGCAATACCAGTCACAACAAGCAACATACCCAAAACAACCATTATAGCTAACAGCTTATCTTCTTTTTCCATTTCATCACCTCACAAAAAACGAACTCCGGAACTGCCGCCAGTGCCGCCGTATTCTTCATAAAATGCAGGCAAGCGCGCCATAGCATTTATGCCGGCAGCAACCAAGTCAATACGCTGCGTATCATCTTTATTTTTCTTACTCAATTTGATATTTTCATTGCTGTCAGTGTAGGCATACGCATTACGCAAACACCAGTCAAACAGCTCATTGCCTTCATGGATAATATTGCTCTCCACTACTTTCAGCCTGAATTCTTTGGTAGGTTCGCTCAAAGTCGGAATGCCCTGCCGCACTTCAATAACCGTTTCCCCTTCTTCTTCCAGCTTCTGCATGAAGTAAGAAGCGTTCCAGCCATCAAAACAATGTTCCATAACATCTAAATCCAGCTCATTAGCAAAGCACTTTACCCATACCTTCATCACATCATAATCAACAGCTGCGCCCTCTGTTATGGTGCAGTAGCCACGCTGGGCATATTCCCTGTAGGCTATGCGGTCAGTCTGTTCATGTCGTTTTACCGCTTCTTCAGGTATAAAGCCATGCGAAACTACTGCTACACGCTTTTCATCAAGCGGAATAATAAAAGTCGCAGCTGTCAGATCAATGCGCTTTGAAAGGTCATAACCAACTATGCAGCGCTTGCCGCTGATAATTTTATATAGTTCATCACGGGTCATTTTCAGTGTTTTCCACTTAGGCATCAGGCCATCCATGTATTTCAATTCACTGCTGTCCTGCCACAAATTACAGCGTTTGGTCAGATATTCGCGCAGCTTTTTCGGGTCGTTACTTACAAATGCTTCACGTCCCTCGCTTACGATTTCTTTCAGTAAATGCTTGCTGTATTCAGTTTCATGCTGCAGCACAGGATTCGCTTTGACTAAAGCGTTGATATCATAAGGATCGTCGCCATCCTCCAGTTCGCGTATCATGCAGAAATAATCATCAATAGGCTCATCTGTGTCGCCATCTAAAATTTTGCAACACAGGTCATATTCTGCCTTACAGGGATTGTTTTCTGCATCTTTACCAGCCGTAGAAATGATAAACAGCAAAGACTGCAGCCGTTTGCCGAAGCCGGATTTCAGCACGTCAACGATCTCAGAAGACGGATGCGCATGATATTCGTCAATTATAACCATACACGGCGCACCGGAATCCTTGTTTTTCGTCTGTTTGCTCAAAGCCCGCATCCAGCCTTTACGCGTTTTATGCTCTACCCGCGTACGCTTGATAATAAGCTTCTGACTGATTTCTGCAGAAGCTTCACCCATAGAACAGGCATCACCCCAAACACGTCTTGCCTGTTCCCTGTCCACGGCCGCGCATTCAACCTCCGGTGCCATTTCAAAGCGCCGCAGCTCAGGCTTGCCCGGCGGATAGATCGCGTCAGCACACATGCCGTATAAAGCAACGCCTGACATTTCAGTGCTTTTGACATTGCCACGGGCGCGGAAATTAAAAGCTTTAGTAAACCGCCGTGCGCCGGTTTCTCTATGTACCCAGCCAAAAACACAGCCCAAGTCGAAATACTGAAAAGGCAGCAGCTGGATATGCTGCCCGGAATATACGCCACGCACATGCACGCAGTATTTTTCAAACCAGTCAAAAATCCTGTTTGCCCTGCTTTCATCAAAAACATAAGGAAAGCTATCTGTACCCTGCCTTTCCAGATCATCAAGATGCCGCTGACAGGCCTGCCGTTCCCGCTTACACACAAGGCGCAGTCCGTCAACGACCTCGCGCGCATAGCGCTCAGTCACAAATAAATCATCATAACAGGTCATGCCATCATTGAATCCTGTACATCATCGTCATTTAAAGCATTAGCACGTTTGACAACAAGGCGGGCGCGGGCAGTTGGCGTAAGTCCAAGCTTTTCAGCATAGCTTAAAGCCTGCTTACCATACATATCTAATTTCTTTTTATCAGGGAACATCTTCACAGCTTCATCTTCAAACAAAGCCTGATAGCGGCAGAAGTTCGCCAATATGCGTGCATCAACATTGTCAAACAGCTCTATCTCTTTCCCTTCCTTGATAATTTCCTTCCAAATTTTCAAAGCCGCAGCACACGACTTTTCTTTTAAAAACGCAGGTGTCTTCAATACTACTTCAGCACGCTTGATTTTTTCTTCTGCGTTTTGCCGTTTCTCAATTTCTGTTTTTGTATAATGTTTACCAGTTTTATTGCCACGGTTAAAAAGCATAACCTTAGCACTTTGAGCCGGTGTCGGCATAAATATCACCTCCTTCAATCAATATTTGCAAAAAAATATATGATAGGGGAACTTTTCAAAAGTTCGAGTACGGTGCGGTATGATGTGAAAAGCTGCAGGAAATTACACCCCCCTACCCCTCGTAAGGGATTACCCTGAGTAAAAATTTTAAGAAAAAATATTTTTTTATTTTTTCAAAATATCATTACCAAAGCCGCCGTCCTCAGTAGCAGTTTTAATATCATGGCAACGTTTACACAACGCCTGATGATTAACTTCATCCCAAAATAAATCATAATCGCCTTTATGCGGCTTGATATGATCCACTACACTCGCAGGCGCATTGCGGCAATTTGCACAAATCGGATGTTCCTGTAAAAATATTTTTCTGTATCTTTGCCAACGCGCATTATAGCCACGCTGAGCAGCACTTTTACGATAACGATCATAGCGCATGAATTTTTCCTGCTGGTGCTTATCACAATAACCGTTTGCATTATCCGTCAGGCTAAGACAGCCAAGCTTACGGCATTCACGCTTTATTCTGTTTGGCAAGCTGTCACCTCATTTCACGCATAAAAAAGCACCTGCAATATAACATTGCAAGTGCCGAATACGTTTTTTACATTTCTTATCACTACCATATTACCACAGGTAAAAGCAAAAATCTGTCCTCTTTTTGTCCATTCCAACGCATTTACAATCCCAAAGCTTTAGCAAATTTAGCTAAAGCTTTATTGTACTGGTTATAAATAGCCTGCCTTGAACTGTATCCCAGCTTCTCCGTGATGCGCTCCATACTATAGCCGTCTACATGGCGCATTATCAATATATCGCTGTAATGCTCACAGTTTATTCCTTTATTGATTATTTGCAGCGCATCTTCAATAATTAATATTTCAGCCTGCCTGTCTGCTATTTTCAAAAGTATCCTTTGACATTCTTCTGCAATATTCATCATGCTAGGATGATAAGGTGTTGTGCTGGTAGCTGCCGCATCATAGGATGCAACAGAAGAAGCAGCAGGTTTACCGGCGTCTGCCAATCTTTTCAGCTTACTGCGCAGGCCTTTAAGCGCTTCACGGTTCAAAGCATATTCTTCCAGTTTCTGTACAGCCATCCTTTTTTCTTCATCACGCGCCTTTATCACCTGCTTCACATCCTTTTCCGTTCCAGTATACGCAACCACGGCAATACCGTATTCCTTCAGGAAGTTTTTCTTCAAAGTCAACATCCAAGATGTCCAATGTTTTATCACTGCTTTTCACGGCGTAGCTGTCTAAAAACTTTTGCGCTAACTCTTTATGGACGATCGCGCCAATAGCAACCTGATTATCAAAAACTCCCGGAATATTTCTGACTATGTACATATCAGCTGCGCACCGTTCCACTTTTACCAGCAATCCATTAATTTTGTATGCCTGCATTTTTTTCCATCCTTTTCATCGAGCAAATTTCCATCTTTACAATCAAAAAGCCTGTATATTTATCTATTGAGCCAACACGCCTGTAGCCGTTAGTCCTGCACCTTTTCAAGCACATACATTTGCCGCAGATATGTTCCTGCTCAACCAGTTCTTTAAGTTCGTCTTTATTTTTCTTGATCCATTCAGCTTCTGCTTCTAGCCAATGTTCTTTAGCGTAGCAGATTATTTCATCTTCTTCGATAGAAGTTTTGAAATACTGTGCCGCTTCTGCAAACCTGCCTGCTTTTGCCAACTCTATTATTTTTGCAATCCGTTGAGGTTTTTGAACATATTCCGGTACTTTTTTCGGAGCGGGCGGTGTTGTAAGTAAAGCTTCTTCCTGTGCCGGTTCATTATTGCCCAGTTCTGCAGCCTGACTGATGAAATCCCACATTTCAAGTTCATCAGGATATTTTTTACAGGAAGCAAGGGCAAGCTCAGCTGCTTTATCGAATACAACGGCATCAACAGTACGGAACGCAACCAGCCATTCATCACACAGCCTTTTGCGCATGGCAATATCCATGCTGGCAGAAAGTTTACCGTTTATTTCCATGATCGGCATCTTTTTCTTATCAAACTGGTAAAACGCTTTTAATACATTTTGCTTTGTTATAACATTCACGTTATTCCCTCCTGTCTGTAAAAATCATCCAGCGACTGCTGTGCAGCTTTATTGTCATTTGGCAAACCATCTGTAAGCCAGTTACCAAGTATGCCAAAAAGATAATTCTTCGGATTACGAATCACTTTACCCCTGTTAGCTGCTTTTAGCTCTCTTACAGCCTGCAATACCCATACGGCTTTAGCACTAACAGCAAAAGCTTGCAGCATTTGTATTTCATCGCCATCAAGCCTGTGTTTTGCACTTGTAAAAGCAGCATTGTATTCCTGCAAAGCTGACACAAATTCAGGTTCCGATGCAACACTGCGCAGCTTCTTGTTCGTGTCAGTGTTGTTTAATTTATTTTTTAATAATATATAATTCTTGTTATGTGTCGCCAAAGATGTACCCAAAGCTGTTCCCTTTGGTGTTTCCGCAGCGGCAATATTTTCACTGGAAGCCCTTGCAGTATCGGCATTCGCAAGTGTCTCCAAATCTGTTCCCAAAAGTGTATCCAAAGGTGTATCCGCCAGCTGATAGCATTCCCAGTTTTTGATACGCACAATCGTACCTTCACGCTTACTTCTGCATTCTAAAAAACCGACTACGGCAAGACGGTTAAATTCACTTGTAAGCTTTTTTAAAGATACGCCACAGCTTTTAGCAAAGCGGCGGAAGCTGATAAACAATTCACCCGGATTCAGCACAGCGTTTTTATCTGTTGTTACCTGCCAGTGCGTGACACTATGGCAGGCAGTTAACAGCAATGTAATCAGTATTACCTTGCCTTCTGCATCCGCACCACACCACGCACGGCTTTTCAGCAATTTACGATGCAATTTTATCCATCCACTCATAGCCTTTAACCTTTCATGGATGCAACTATATAAAAGCTATCGCTGCCTGTAGCACGCACAAAAATCGGCTTATACTTGCCATTACTGCCAATAGCAACACTATCACCGCGGCAGTTATATATCAGCCTGTACAGCCTGCCAGCCGAAAAATAATTTGTATCTTCGTCCTGGCCTTCAACGGCATCCAAAGCAATACTTTCAATACCAGTCCCAGCGATGCTGACAGCTTCGATATATAGCCGCTCTGCATCACTGCAAATTTTTATCTTACTGCCTATTTCATCGCCAACAATAACTGAAGCTCTTGATATAGCTGCCAGCAACTTGCTTTTATTAATAGTTATACACTTAGTTTCGCTGTTGCTCGCAGCCACCTTTTTACAGTCAGGAAAGCTGCCGCTTACTGACTGGCACATATAATCAAAGCGCGGTGCAGTAACAAAAATACCCTGCGCACTGCTGACCAATCGAACTTCACCCAATTCAGCCAGTTCTGCAATGTGCTGGATATTCAAGGGCAGCAAGATCAATTTAACAGCCTGATTGCAACATGCAGGCGGCACTACATACTTTGCAACACAGGAATTTTGCGCACTCCAGCAGACGGCACTGCCATCGTCCGCAATATTTATTTCTATCCCGCCCCTTGCACCAACAGCGTCTTTGGCAATAGCAGCACTGCAATGCTTCATTGCTTCCTGTAAAAATCCTGTAGAAAGGCACACGCCGCCTTCAGGTATCTTCAAATCAGGCAGGCGGGCTGATAGTATCGTTAAATTATATTGACTGCTCTCTACAACTATCTGCAGCTCTTTTTCAGCAAAAATAAGCCTTACATCACCTGTAAAAGTTTTTGCCAAAGCCAAAAAGCGTTTACATTCAACACAAATATCAGCTGATTGACCGCAGCCGTTGCTTATTCCTTCCATTCTGTACGTCAGCTGCTCCGTAGCTCCTGCCCGGCAGAACATAAGCATATAATTATTATCTTTATGGGGGCTGACAGCTACGATGCGTAAAGCTCCGGCCATTTGTTTTAGATCATCATCCTGCTTTTTGCCGGAAGCCATATTGCCACCAATCAGCGCAACATATTCCAAAGTTTTTTTGAGTTCCTCAGAACTAACATAAATTTCAACAGCCATAGCATCACCTTATATTTTTTATTTAGCTATATTCTATTTAACACTTTTCTCCGGCACCGCATCCTCTGTATATCTAAATTTGTCCCACAAACAGGATTCTAACCGTTTAATTTGAAGTTCCAAGTCAGCTTCCATATCAGAAAGGATATGTTGAGAAAGCATGTTTGCAACTTCCAGTTTATTTTCACTAAGATCGCTACAAAAATTAATACCATCATTAACAGCCCTACCACTTTCTTTATTAAAATAGTGAAATCGCATTTCAATAGAAGTAGCCCCATACTGCATTCTTTCTTTAAGTTCAGTCACGCTTTCCAAACATTCAGAGTAGTACCGTTTGCATGTCAAAAGTTCTATCAGCTCAGCAACCTTTTCTTTATTCAAAATATTATTTTCCATATCTATCACCGTTCTTTCGCATGTATTGTTTCTACCGCAAACAACTTATTAACAGGCTTTTGTAAATCCCATTTGTCAGGAAATCCATTAGTAATAATGCCACAACAGCTATGACCTAATCCCAAAGGGCAATCCACACATTCAGTGTGTTTTGTGCATTCATTTTTGATTGTTTCCAGTGCTTTATACAATTCCATAAAATTCATCCTTCTTTTTCACTGCCAATATTTTTACTCAACGCATTTATGACTTCCTTATCTTCATTTTTAATCAGCTGAATAGCTAAATCCGTTACGCATCTATTACAAATACCAACTTCACTGTTATGAAAATAAAAACCATTCATCAACACTTCTTCACAACGACAGCAGAAGCGCTTATCTTTCATATTCATTTGTCCTCCACATCTTAGTCCGTGCAGGCGCACGATTATTCCAGCGGTGAATCATTTCTTCTACAGTTACTTTTGCCTGCATGGTATTTCCACATTTGCAGCGAATATACTTATAGCCACGACTGCCAAATTCCATATGCACACGCCGCCCACAGCTCCGACAATGGCAAAGCTCGGCAACTCCGAACATATTAAGCTGATCGGGAAAACAAAAGAAATTATAGCTTGCCGACTTATGAAGCCCTATGCAATCACAACACGGATAATAGTCCATATATCGCTTAAAATTCCAGCGGCAGTTATTACATTCAGGTTTCATTTTCCCGCAACCTCCATATTAAAAATAATATGTTCACCCGGCAAAATATAGCGGCCAAAAGCATTATCCCTTTCAGCCTGAGCGCAAATTTCACGCCAATCGCGCTGATCGTCATACGTTTCTTTTAAATCGTAAATTATTTCTTCCAAAGTATCTCCTGCCCGCACCGTTACAGTTATAGCAACAGTTTGCTTAGGTTCATCCATAAAAAACGAATACCACAAGCAGCAGGCCAACCCTAAAACAGTTAAAAAGTATTTCACAATATCACCCCACTATGATAAAATAATGGGTAGATGTGTACTGCCCAGTTACATCTACCCTTGAACGTATAGTGCGTCAACACTATACGTTCTTTTCTTTTTCATTATTCATTTACATCCCTCCCTATTGTGCAGCAGCTCTACGCTTTGCCAAAAGCTTTTTAGTTTCACTTTTAAGATCAAGAATATCGCTTTTAAATCTGTTTTCATCACTAGGTTTATTTTTGCGAAAACTGATTATATTTGCAGCCTGCTGCATGTTTTTCATACTCGCAGCCTTCAGCTCAGCCTGTCGCTGATCCTGATCGCGCAAGAAAGCAATAACATCTTCATCCCAAACTCTGATCGGGCATCCGCGTTTACCGCCTCCACTATGCGGTAACAAGCCACGCTGGCAATAATTCAACATATCATAATAACTTGCGCCATAGATTTTACAAAACTTGCTCAAACTCATACGCTGCATTTACTGCACCACCTTTCAGCACCAGCCGGAACTCCTTTTATTCCAGCATTTTGCATTTTTACGTTCAGACCTTTCTGTAATCTTAAAACAGCAGCTGACACGCTTCCGCACTTTTATTCTGCGATTGATCGCTTTGATGCAATCAAGTACGTATCTTAGCCCTAAATCTATGTTATTTCTCAAATCGACCATCACCCGGCAAACCTGCTCTACATTTATAAGTACAGGCCAATTCAGCCCGCCAATGTTTAAATGCGTATCCTGAACTTTTTTCATATCAGCAGTCAGCTCCTATCTTCTTATAATTATTAAAATAATGTGTTACAATTTAAACGAGGTGTTTCAACCATGCAATTAACATCACTTGAATATCAAATATTAGAATTCGTTAGTCAAAAAGGCATTATCCGAAAATCTGAAATCATAAACCATTTTAGCTCTGCATCCGACATAGAAATTTGTATAATGCGGTTAACTTTACCTACTCCTAGCATTTATAATTTGACAACAGACAAAACAAGATATTTAGATACCATACACGAAAATTTATCGTCCAATAATAAAAAAAATGATTACAAATTAAAACTTACCAGTCTAGGCTCATTGACGTTAAACGATTACAAATACAATCTTCAAATTTTAGAAAAAAACAAACAGAAAGAACATCGTAAATATCTTAGAGATAGTTTTATTACGGCTGTTATAGCATCTGTTCTGTCAGCTGTTATTGTTAAATTTTTGTTATAGCAACTACAACAGCCGCACCTATAACGCCAGCAGATAAAGCAATTCCCACACACTCTAAACCTCTGATCCATATCGAAGGTTTCTCAACCGCATTTATCCTGGCATTTACTCGCAAAAATGTAATCAAAATACGACTTTCCAAAAGAATATATTTTTCCTCTGGCAGCCAAGCTTGCATTTCCTCTGCAAGTTTGGCATCTTCTTTTTCAAACTTTTCATTTTCCTGCACGTCTATGCCACCTTTGCTGATTTTTCATTTGCTTTATTTCGTTTTAGCTTTATAATGATATAATATTTAAGAAAACATTTTTGAAAGGCGTGATTTTATTGGAATCTTATGCCATTTACATTTCCATATTTTCTTTGCTGATTTCTTTTTTAACTTTATACCGCCAACGGAAAAGATTAACTGTAACATGGCAAGAAAATTGTTATGTTTTAAACCCTAAAACAGATATCTTTTTTAATGGAGAACCATATCCGACTTCTGCAAAAGTTGCTTTCTATACTTCTGTAAATATAGTAAATCCAAGCAATGTAAACATGGCCTTCTTTGATCTTAGGGCATTTAATCCCAAAACAAATGAAAATCACTTTATAGCAACTCAGCGTAGCACCTTGCCAGAAGTACAAAACAACCAACTTTTTATAACAGCTTTTGGTTTGGAAAATTTAGAGAATTTTTTCATAAAACTTCCAGCAAGAAAATTTGGAGAATTAAATGCGGGATCGTATACATCTATTGACGTTCTTATATTTGCCAACAAATATGTTGCTATCGATGACGGTATAGTTGTATCTATGAAAGTTACCGATACATCATGGTTCCACAGAAGTTTGTTTTCAGATACCAACCGCAAGATATATAAAGCTCATGAATTTTTTTACAATCTTAAAGGATATGAAGAAATACTAGTCTCAAAAAAAGGATATAATAACAGCGATAAACGAAAAAACACAGCTCAATAAAAATACAGATATTGTAGGATCATCAAAATCTAACCATTCATGCTGGCTACAATTGTTAATTGTTTTAATATATCCAACACTCCAACCATCACAATAAATTATTATCTTGTGATGGTTTTTTTCGTCGTTTTTGATAAGTAGTTCTATACTTATGCCCCCTTTGCTGATTTTTCAGTAGCCACCTCAAATAGGTACTCAAAGCTTTTCCTATATTTTTTCATAAGAAAAGTTATTTCAGGTAACTCAAAACTTTTGAATCCACGTAGCCTAGCAGATAGCGCTTGATAATTCATTCCTAGCTCATTAGATACGCTTTACAAGCTACCGCCTATTTATCTCTTAATAGCTTTTCTAAACTACATTTACAAGATATAATAAAATTACACATTACTATATAAGGAGCACACTATGGCAGATATTATTACCGTTATCGTAGCCGCAGCTATAGGTTACCTTTTTAAATCACTGGAAAATTTTAAAAATGATAAGGCCAAAGCTAAAGCCTACAAAATCATCTTAACAATGGATTTCGAACAAAATCTTTCAATACTCAGCGAACATGATTTATCTGAAAATCCTTTCAAAGACATAAAATATAAATTATGGAATAAAAATAATATTGCATTTGCTCAATATGTGCCTAAAGAAGCTGTATTGTATGGTCAGTGGCTTGCAGAATGCAAAGCACTTATCCGCGGTGTCG